AGGGGCCGCGGCGAACTCTCCCGACCTTGCTGCGGCCCCGCCTTCCTCCGGACCTAGTCCCACCCTCACCTTGGCCTTCCCGCCCCCGCCCGCCTACATCTCCAACCTCAAGACCCCCGACTTCGACATCCGCCACCCGTCGGCCCCTACGGTCGCCACAGCAGGCGCTGTGCCGGGCGTCGGCTCACTCTCGGGTAGCCCCCTGGCCCAGGCCGCCGCCAAGGCCTCAGCAGCCGTCCCCGGTCTTCCCTCAACCCCGCCGAAGGGGTAGCGTCCGCGCCTCAACGCGCATCCAGCGGGAGACCTTCATGTTCCGAGCAACCGCCACGACCCTGGCCGGGGTCTCCACCTCCAAGACCGTCGAAGCCACGCCCGGTGGCGATATCGACACCGCCGCGCCGCTGACCGGCGACGTCAACCTCGTCAACAGCAACGGGGCCGGTGGGGCCGTCAAGCTGCCGCCCGCCATCGGCGGGGTCGGCGTGATGGTGGCCAGCCGCGACGCGGGCGTTCAGGTGTTCCCCGACCTCGCCGCCGACACCATCGGCGCTGGCTCAGCTGGGGCTGCCTACGGCCTGAGCGCCGGGGCGACGATGTTCTTCTGCGTCACCGACGGCGTCTGGACCTACTTCGAAGGCGGGGCCCAGCTGGCCGCGCTGGCCGCCGACGCCGCGCAGGCCCCGGCGAAAGCCGCCTAGCCGCCTTCCGTGGAGACGCTGACCTTCACGCCGGTCGGCAGCGTCACGCCGTTCTTCCTCGACGAGAGCTTCGTCGACCTGATCCTGGGTCCGTTCGGCTCGACCAAGACCACCGCGGCGATCATGAAGATCGCCTATCACGCGTCGAGGATGGCCCGCTGCCGCGACGGCATCCGCCGTTCGCGCGCCGTCTGGGTGCGCAACACCAAGGAGCAGCTGAAGGACACCTCGATCCCGGACTTCCTACGCTGGTTCCCCGACGGCGTGGCCGGGCTCTACATGAAGTCCGAGGGCACCTTCATGCTCAGGTTCGGGACCACCCAGTGCGAGGTGCTGTTCCGTGGCCTCGACGACCAGAACGACGTCCGCCGCCTGCTCTCGCTGCAGGTCTCCTTCGCCATCGTCGACGAGTTCCGCGAGATCAACATGGCGGTGTTCGACGCGCTGCAGGGCCGCATCGGACGCTACCCAAGCAAGCTTGAGAACGGGGTCGGCTGCGTCACCGACGACGGGGCCGAGAACAAGCACCTGTGGGGGGCGTCCAACCCGCCGGACATGGACACCGCCTGGGAGCGCTACCTCACCGACCCGCCGAAGAACGCCGCGGTCTACTACCAGCCGAGCGGCATGAGCCCGGAGGCCGACTGGCTGGAGTATCTGCCGCAGGACTATTACGCCAACCTCGCCGAGGGCAAGTCGCCGGACTGGATCGACGTCTACATCCACGCCAAGTTCGGCAAGTCCCTGTCGGGACTGCCGGTCTACCGGACCTTCAAGTACGACTTCCACGTCGCCAAGAACGTCTTGGTCCCGATCCGGCTGATGGACCGGCCGCTGATCATCGGCATGGACTTCGGCCTCAACCCCAGCGCCACCATCAATCAGCTGGACCTTAGGGGACGGTTCCTGACCTACGACGCCCTCAGCAGCGACAACATGGGCGTGGCCCGCTTCCTCGACACCAAGCTGAAGCCCCTGCTGGCGTCGAAGTACCCGGGGTTCCCGGTCCTCGTCGTGGGCGATCCGGCCGGACAGGCCCGGGCCCAGACCGACGAGCGGACCTGCTTCGAGATGGTCCGGGCGTCCGGCCTGAAGGCGATACCCGCCAGGACCAACGTGACCACCGCCCGGATCGGCGCGGTCGAGAAGTTCCTCAACCGGCAGATCGACGGCGGCCCGGCCCGCCTGCTGTGCCCGGTCGGGGCGCGGCCGCTGATCAACGCCTACCGCGGCGGCTACCGCTACAAGCTTAGGAAGTCCGGCGACGCCGAGGACATGCCCGACAAGGCAAGTATTCATTCGCACATCGCGGACGCAGATCAGTATGCAGCGCTGCATGCAGATGCGGATCAAGGTGGAGCGGTGCGGCCAAACACTCAAGCCCGGCCGATCCAGCGGGTCAACGCCATGGGCTGGACATGACACCCCCTGTGGATCATCCATCAGTTTCACCGTCTTCCCAGAAGGGCTGACCCATGGCGATCGGCGGATATCCTGGCGGCGCGGGCATCACCCCCGCCCTGCCGCCCGGCACCATCGGCCTGGGCAGCCAGAACCCACCGATGGCCGGGCCGGTCGCGCCGCCGGTTCCGGCGTCCAATCCCGGCACCAACGTCGTGGTCCTGCAGAGCGCCGCGCTGCGCGGCATGTCTCTCGGAGCCCTGCAGCAACGCGAGGCCGAGGAGCGCGCCGCCGCCGAGCAGCGCCAGGACCAGGGGCTGATCACCGGACTGGCCGGGCACATCCGCTGGAAGTTCAACGTGGCCCGCGACGCCAAGCGGTTCGGGGGCGGCGACGCCTACCTGAGCGTCGAGCAGCGGATGATCGAGAACATGAAGGCGCGGCGGAGTGTCTACACGCCGCAGAAGATCGCCGCCATCCGCCAGGAAGGCGGCTCCGAAGTTTACATCGGTCTGACCGGCCAGAAGTGCCGCGCCGCCGGGGCGTGGATCAGGGACGTGATGATGACCACCGGCGAGGACCGGCCGTGGTCGCTGGACCCCACCCCGGTCCCCGAGCTTCCGCCCAACGTCAACGACGCCATCGTCGCCGCCGCCCAGGGTCCGATCAAGGATCAGATCATGGCCGCAGCCCAGGGCAACGGCCAGCCGCCGGACCCGGCTGCGGTCGTCAAGATGATGTCGATGATGTACGACCAAGCGCTCTCGGCGGTGCGGGATGAAGCCCGCAAGCGCACCGACCGGATGGCCAACAAGATGGAGGACCAGCTGATCGAGGGTCACTTCCTCGACGCGCTGGACGACTTCATCAACGACCTGACGACCTTCCCGACGGCGATCATCAAAGGGCCGGTGATCCGCATCAAGCCGTACATGACCTGGGGCCCGGACGGCTCGCCCATCGTCACCCAGAAGCTGTGCAAGGAGTGGGACCGGGTCGACCCGTTCAAGGTCTATCCGTCACCCGCCGCCACGTCCCCCGAAGATGGTGACTTCATCGAGAAGCACCGGCTGTCCCGCGCCGACCTCCAGGCCCTGAGAGGCGTCCCCGGCTACGACGACGGGGCCATCGGTATGGTGCTGGAGGACTTCGGCTCGCGCGGCATGCAGCTGTGGCTCTACGACGAGGCCGACTTCGAAGACGCCGCCGGTCGGCCGATGACCACGCTGGCCAACAACTCCGACGGGCTGATCGACGCGCTGCAATTCTGGGGGTCGGTGCAGGGCCAGCTGCTGCTCGACTGGGGGATGAAGCGCCAGCAGATACCCGACCCGACCCAGGAGTATCAGGTCGAAGCTTGGCTGATTGGGTCCTATGTCATCAAGGCGACGCTGAACCCCGACCCGCTGAACCGGCGGCCCTACTACGCCACCTCCTACGAGAACGTCCCCGGGTCGTTCTGGGGCAACTCGGTGGCCGATCTCGTCAAGGACCCGCAGGACATCTGCAACGCCGCCGGGCGGGCCATCGTCAACAACGCCGCCTTCTCGTCCGGCCCCCAGGTGGGCATCCTCGTCGACCGCCTCGCCCCCGGTGAGCAGATCACCCAGATGCGGCCGTGGCGCATCTGGCAGTTGAACTCCGACCCGATGGGCCAGGGCAACGCCGACCCGCCGGTCAGGTTCTTCCAGCCGCAGTCGACCATGCCCGACCTGATGGCGGTGTTCGACAAGTTCGCCATCATGGCCGACGACGTCTCGGGCATCCCGCGCTACATGACCGGCGACGCCCGTTCTGGTGGTGCTGGCCGCACAGCGTCGGGCCTGTCGATGTTGATGTCCAACGCCGGGAAGATGATCACCGCGGTGATCCGCAACATCGACCTCAACATCATGGAGCCGCTACTGCAGCGCCTGTACTACTTCAACATGCGCTACGAGACCGACCCCGAACTCAAGGGCGACGTCAGCATCGTGGCGCGCGGCGCGTCCAACCTCGTGTCCCGCGAGAACGCCCAGGTCCGCCGCACCGAGTTCCTGGCCACCACCGCCAATCCGATCGACATGCAGATCATGGGCGTCGAGGGCCGCGCCGCGGTGCTGCGCGAGACCGCCAAGACCCTGCAGATGAACACCGACGACGTGGTGCCGGACATCGACACCCTGCGCCAGAAGCTGGCGGTGAAGGCGGCCATGAACGTGCAGGCGGGCACAGGTCCGCCCGGCGCACCCGGTCCTGGCGCACCGCCTGCCGGGGCCAGCCCGGCGACCGGTGGCATGCAGGGCGGCAGTCCGCCGGGGCCCGGCGCGACCCAGGGTAACCAGCAGACCCTGACCAACGGTGCGCCGATCACCGACAACATGCCTGCCTAGGACGTTGACAAATCTGGGCTTCGCTCGCAGGTTCGGCCCGGATGTTCAAGAAGCCTACTGAGGCCGCCCTGACTGCCTTGTCGCAGTACGTGGAGACCCCGAGGTGGCGCGATGTGGACGAGATGTTCGAGATGGAGATCGAGGCCGTCACTCAGAGGCTGATCGGCGCGCGGAAGACCGCAGACGTCCATGAGCTTAAGGGCCGCCTCGCCACCCTCCGCGATATCCAGCAGACTGCGCGGGAAGCGCGGGCTACGCTGGCGCAGCTGGGCCGAACGGTCCCGCTGGCATAGCTGACCATAGGGGATACCCAGGCCAGGACCCCCGAGTTGCAGCTGGAGACGTAGATGACGATGCGAGTGCCCGAGGCCGTGCAGCGGCAACACGAGCAGACGGAAGCCCTGGAAGCCCAACTCGCTGCAGAGCGGGGCGACCCCCAGGAGACACCGCCTGATCCGAACGCCCCGCCGGAGACGCCGCCCGCACCGACGCCGCCCGCCCCGACCGCGGACGATTGGCAGCACAAGTTCCAGACCTTGCAGGGCAAGTACAACGCTGAGCTTCCGCAGTTGCGGTCGCAAGTCGCCAACCTCACCCAGCAGATCGAGAGCCTGAGAGCCGCCCCGCCCGCGACACCGACGCCCGCGACACCGGTTGCGACGACGCCGCCTGCGAAGCTGATCACGCCCGAGGACGCCGAGACCTACGGAGACGACCTGATTGACCTGATCCGACGTGTCGCCGTGGAAAGCGACGCCGGGGAGCGGGCCAAGCTGCAAGGCGAG